AGAGGTCAAGGATGTTACCTCCCGGTGATCAAGTCGGTGGTGAGTGTTAATTCACTTCTTTCTTTATATGATTATTATGTAATTCTACAACATATTCCGCCGTTTCCCTATCAATACTACCATCTGGTATAATATAATCAAAATCTCTCGTAATATCTTCTTTGATCCAGTTGCTTATTTTTTCTTTAAATTTTATCGTTTCAGACGGGACAATGACTCTGCACCAACAACTTTCTCCAGTATTACAAGTTTCAAGTTTCCAAGATATAGTTAAACTGTACCTGTGGGCTTCATCATAATTTTCAAAAATTTTGTCAGACATCTGTTATTGTTACCTGTATAGTGTCAAATACATGATTATCCATACTATCATACATACCGCTTCGTATGGGTTTATTCACTACCTTAAATCTAAAAGAATATTCTCCATCTCCATGTTCTTTGCGAAGATATTCATATAGTATATTTTTAATATCATCTTCTGACAACTCAATCTCTTTTTTATTTTGTATTTTCATTTTGACAACGCTCCCGAAAATTAATTAACTGATCTAGGTGTGCTTGTTCTCTCTCTACATTTTCTTTTTGGTATACTATTTTATAGTCTATATCTTCTATGGTCGCTAGTCTAATTTCTTTACAATCTCTTAAACCATAATACCAATCTTCTGTGGAACTAAAAAAGGTTTTACCATAGTAAGGATCATGTTCTGCTTCAAAAATATGGATAACACCACCCCTATCATGTAATAGAGCAACTATGTCGCCCTTTTTCCAATTTGGAACATTTTGCGTTGTCATTCTGGTTGTGTTCCATATAATTTTTCAGCAAACCATCTGGCACGATCTTTATCAGACGTTAAATTCAAATCCACGCTCTTTCGCTCATTGTAGTCTAGTTTCCAGTATTTGTCAATACCAAACTTTTCCCAAGTAGACAAATCATAATCAGTCATAGATGTTCTATATGCTGAAGGTCTGCTATCGTCATATAGGTGTTCAAAAACATCTCGCACAATAACAACTTTAGTATTACTAACTAGACTATCCCAGTGTAAACTAATCCAGTCTTGAACTGCTCCCGGTACATAAGTATGCCTCCCAAGAGCATATCTTAATGCCGATACAACTATGATACCTCCATTAGTATCACAATTAAATTTTGATTTTTTAATTTTGCTCATTTAGATTCATCACAGTTTCGGTTATGTCTAACAAAGTATCAGAGGTAAATTCAGTTTCTATTGGCACAAAAACCCATTCGTCTTTTAGAATAAAATATCCGTATTCACATTTATAAACTTTGTCGCTCAAATGAACAGGATAAATAGTTTCTTTCATTCTAAAAACTCTAATTCTATTTCTCCATCTTTAATCATTAAATACGAACAATCTTTTTCTGTCCAGCATCCGCTATTAGCATACCACACAGAATGGCTTTTGTCAATCATTGGATGATGAGTATGCCCTAAACATACAACGTCAACACCTTTTGATACTGCATATTTGCGAGAACTACTAATCATATTTTCTGTGCATCTTAAATAGATTTTAGATCGATTCTTTATAAGTTTAGGTAGGAATCTTTTATCGAATCTTTGGATTGTTCTATATAAATAATCTGCTACTTTTGTGGTTTTAGGATACTTATATATAAAATCATCAAATTTATCACCATGTAAACATAATACTATTTTATTTCCGCTAACAAAAGAGTATTCGTCTTTAAAATCTACTCCTATTAAGTGAGAAATAATCTCCGCGTCACCATCATGATTTCCTCTTATCCAAACTATTTCAGTATGCTTACTTAATGTTCTAAGTAAAGATAGTATATTCCAATGATTCTTTTTTAGTCTGCGAAAATCTAAATTATCAAATAGGTCGCCATTGATAATTAATCTATTTGTTTTAGAATCTATTGACTCTAAAAAATCATATAGTTTTTTGCTTTCACAAACATCACTACCTAAGTGGATGTCGCTAATTATAATAGCGTCATTCATATAGTGTGTAAACAAACAATCCAATAGAAAATACTATGAACGCTACAGTTATCATTGTATACATATTAATCTCCTTGTTTTAATTTTTGATTTTGATTAACGGATCGTATTTTTTTATATCTGGAAGTTTAAACTTGCCATAACCAATAAAAACTTGGCTAGTAATAACTCCCATTCCGGTAATGAGAGTTATAACTAGACCAACTATAAATATAGTAAAGTTATTCATTTAACAAGATTTCCTAAACTAAGAATACTAGGAACCCAAAGTCCAACGAAAATGGCCTGATCCCTATTAACGTCCCCATCTCCAAGAAACCATAAAGTTACACTAAAAACAAAACTAGCAAACGCAGCAGCCACAAAATAGCCACAACTCTTCATATAATTAACCTTTCTTTAAAAAGTATCCCTAATTTCTCTCAATATTTTTCGTGCCAACGCGGCACCGCCAACTATCCTACCCTCATTATAGTCATCAAGACCATAACCAACAGTTGATTCTCTATCTTTTTGATCTTGTATAGCCTCTAAACAAAGTTTTTCTACTATACTTTTAAGTTCATAATATTGTTTGTTAATCATAAATCAATATTGACTTCGTGAGCATTAAGTAGTCTATAAAATTCTTCTCTAATTTTATCTAAAGCGTCATTAGCATCTTTAAAATTATGATCATATTTATACCATGCTCGTAACTGCTGACTAAATTCCCATAAAAATGATTGAGTCTTTAATGACTTGCTCATTATCTCATATTCTCTTTGATCTTCTGGAAGATTGAATTCAAATGTACTTTTCATCATTTGCTCCAAAATGTTTCATAACTCCATCACGAACAACAAATATTTTTACTTTACCATTAGAACGAATATAATCACGCCCACCGTCAATCATATTACCATTATCGAAACTCTTATAATCATGACGATGAACGCTATATTCTAGATTTCCCTCATCATTTTCTACCATACCGAAAGTTAAATTTTCTACTTGATCAGCATTGGCTATATATGGTTTATCATTACGAAACAGTATCGCAAAATATTTGTTACCAAATTCTGGATGCGGAGTTTCTCTATAAAATACATCAGCAATAGCATCGTGAAATTCTGTAGTACAAACGTGTTTAATTGGTACTCCATCCTTTTCAGAATAGAGTTTACAAACTTTGTCAGTATCAGTTATTGGACAATGTTTAATTAGCATAGTAAGTTCTTTCTTTTAGCCGGGGAACTCTGGAGGAATCCACTCTTTATCTTTATTCCTACAACTATTACATAGAGTAGTTATCCATCCTACTTTATTTGGTTTGCCGCTATTGCCACAAACTTCACAGATTTTATAACTCATTTCTTCTGCCATACCTACAACACCTTCTACATAATCATCGCCACCACTAAAGTATATGCGAAGTCCACCAAACTTTTCCTTTATCTGATCAAACTTAACAGGAATATATTCTAGGTCTGATTGATCATTTTCTTTATTATTCTCATTTCTAATCCTTACTCTGTCTGCTATATTCTCCTCATGCTGGAAGATTCTCCAACAAACAGAAGATAATAGTTCGTACCATCCATTATTACATTCTATGCCCCAACACATACATGATTCCATACGAGATTTGCTCGTATTGGAAAATAGTTGTGGATATTTTTCGAATAAGGTATTTTGTAATTCTTGATCCATAATCTCAAACTTTATTAGAACTGTGTATAATATCTAATTTTGACTTGTTAACTAGTCTAGCAAAATAACTTCCACAAATTCTTTTCTTAATAAGTTGATCTTCTTCAAATTCACAGTATAGGTTTATTCTATACTTATCATCATAAACATTTATGATTTTGTTACCAATGTAGTTTTTAGGCTTAGAGATTTGCTTAAACAATAATCCTTCTACTTGAAGTTCCATTAGTCTTTCTCCACATTGGTCATTAAAACAAACTTTGTTGCATTGGTTTTTTCGTCTGTGAGGAAATAAGTGTCACAATAATTTAGTTCATCATTTGCGGCATCATAAACTTTTACTTCTCCCTGCCAATCAAAAGTTCCGTGCTTACTAATACTATTTGCTTGTTCGTGCAAAAAATTGTATAGTTCTAACCAAGTCATCTTGCTCTCCTATTTGCTCTATGTAAAATACGGATTGTTTCTTTTGCATTAGATGGGACCATAACTAAACTAGGCGCTGTTTTATGTCCCCAGTCCATGAATCCTACTGCTTTACTTTCAACACTACATTCCTTGCAAATAATTTTGCGTCCAGTTTCCACAAGAAACTCGTATCTGTCAACTCCAACATCAGTTTTGCAATAAATACAATTCATAGTAATCCCAATTATACCAAAAGGTTTGAACGTGTCAAGGCGGAATAAAAAATATCTTCTGAATTATTGGTAAAATAATCCTCATTCGTACTATAAAAAATATTGTGTAGTTCCAAAGCATCTAGAATTTTTTGACAATTCTTACACGGCTTGCTCAGTAATATTCTTCCTTCTCTATTAATCCTAAGAACAACAATCTTCCAATTAGTATCAATGGAATTATAGCGATCCAACAATTTAGAAATAAGATGACTTTCAGCATGAGGAAA